ATAAACACACTACCACTCACCAAAGTCATTGTTTTTATTAGTATCTTCTAAATTCTTGAAATACTCTTCTGCCTGCTCTTCCATACGGTTAATTTCTTCTAATTGCCATTCCTTTGATCCATATTTAGGCTTAATAGGCACAGGCGCATGGGTGTAGGAATAGCTTTCTCTCCATGCGTATAAAACGGCTTCGCAAATGTCTGAGTGGAACCTACGGCTAATAACTTTCTTATCGGGCGTACTTTTGTCTAAATCCCATTCCACTCTCATACAGTCATGAGCAAATACTGAATCTTCCTTAGCTTTAAGTCTACCTGTGCGTAAAGCATCATTCATTAATTCTATGTACTCTACTTTCCTAATCTTTTCAGCTGGTTGCACTGATATCTTGTAACGCTTTGATATTTCTTCAGAAATCTTTTTACCTAAACCACCTGTGTCAACTACGATCTTGCTAAAATCGTATTGCATTCTAAGTGTTTCTATTTGTTGAACAAGCTCCGTAATACCTTGATGCTTTGTGACAACTTCTTCGACAAGATAAGTCGAAGGACTAGATTCACTCCAAGCAAGAACACATAAGGCATCAGCGTCATTATAACCCAAGTCAACACCAAGAATGTAATTCCATTTAACGATAGGTAATTCATCATAATCATTTATATGTTTACTATAATGATATACAAGAGAATCTACATCCAACACCCATTTACCAAACCACTCTCTTTGGATACTTGGATTGTCAGCTGTCACACCACGACGTTTTAATTCTTGTTCAAATACTTGCTGATGCGACATCCCAGACTTTTTAGATATGAAAGGATTATCCCAAAAACCCCAAGAATGCTGAGACCAATCTCTGCTGCGGCTACATACATAAAAATACCCACTAGGAAGAACACCAGGAGTACCGATAAGGCAAAGAGTACCGGCATGATCAAGCAAAGCAGGGCCGATAATATCATTAACCAATTCATCAATAAACGAAGGGAATGACTGACATTCGTCAATATAGACTTTTTTGATCGCAAGTCCTCTGAATTTTTCAATTTCACTTTTATCAGCTGCTCCTGTGCAATAGATAGTCGAACCTGAGGGAAAAGTCACAGATAGCTCAGAAGAGTTAAATACGCCTCCCAATCCAAATTGTCTATTTATTTTTTTGAGTTCCGGCCAAACAATCCGCTTAGCATTGCTACGAGAAAGAGTAATGTAAACACAAATAGTATCCTGGTTATTTACAGCAGTGTGAACAAGGTCGGCAGCACAAGACACAGTCTTACCTGCACGGCGTGTTGTAACTGCCACCTTGAATCGGCTAGGGTCTGCAACAAACTTTAATTGCTGATCAAATAGAAAATCCTCAAGCTTAAATGGTTTGCTCTTACGTTTTTTAAGCTCACCTAATACATGTTCAAGATTGGGTTTCATTTAGTAATTCTTTTGCCAGCTTTTTAAGCTCGTCATCCGGTACTGCTGCTAGTTCTTCTTTTTGCTCTTTTTGCGCTTTAGACAAATCTGTCAATAATTTAACATAAGCTACTAAATCACGGGCAGACTTATCCGAAAGCTTCCTAGTAGACACTTCTTGGTAAATGTGATTTATATCACGCTTTACCGCGTCACTAGCTTTTTTGAGCAGTTTGTTTAGATCGTCCACTCTGTACCTCTGGTGCTAAAATTACTGATTTAATATTTGTCAAGGGAATAATAGCACTGATACCACGGCTTTCTACAAGCACTCCATTAGATTCCAAAGACAAAGATACATCAGGATGCTTTTCAGGGAAAATAGAAATAGCACCTAGAACGGATGTTCCGGGGATTGTTATAGCATTAATGATTTCTACTGATTTTACTTTCATACCACTCCTAGACAAAGGGATCAAAATCCCATTCTTTTGGTTTTAACGATCTCCCTACTTTAGTGAGATGCGTACAAACATTTATATTTTGAGGCATAAGCATTTTAGCTATGCCCATTTTTCTCCAAGCTTTCTTTACAAAAAGCCAATCAAGAACATTACCACGGTAGCAAACATAACCAAGAATAACATCAGGATCTTCCTTTAACGCTGCTACTTTGATTGTACAGTATGGGAGCCTTTTTTCCAAAGACACCTTGTAATTGGCAAAGAAAGAATCTTTTTTAATTCTACCAAACCAATCACACCCGTGATACAAGCCTAAAAGCCAGGTGGAATATATCAGAGGTAGGTCTTCTTCCCTAACATCTCTAACCAGGATCATATTTGATGTAACTTGCATATCTTCTAATTATCCTGTTTATAGTGTTAGTATGTAACTCTACCGCTTCCGATATTTCCTTAGCAGGTCTACCTTCACAATGCATCTTCCAGATTTCTTTATCAATCTTACGTTTGAATTTAAAATCATGAAGCATTTGACCGGCTAATTCAAAATACCTCTGCTTTTCCAAAAAGGATTGGGGAGTCCACATTTGTTGAAAATGAAAACTATCCCAATGAATTAACGGATGGCCAGGGACATCGCTGTTCTCGATATCCTTAAAGCCTTTATCCGCTAACTTTTTGTACCACTTCTTCTGTAGCTTTTGAAATTCCTTCTGCGTCATTTGCTTGCTCTTTCTTTGGCGCTTTGTCAGGATGCATCAGATAAAATGCTAGCTCGTTTGCTTTAGCTTTTCTCATCATTTTGCCTAGAAGGTCTGCGTCAAACGAATCTTCATTTTGAGGCAAATGTTGGACAAAAGCTGCAAATAGCTTTTTGGTGTCGGCATTAACTTCAAATCCTTGTGAGGATAGAAATTGCTCAGCCTGTGCTTCAAAAGCTTCTGGGGTTTGAGCTAACTTAGTCAGTCTGGCTTTCCGAAACATTCTCAGCTCCTTGTTGGGATTGTTCTTTTTGTTGCTGTGCTTTTTTAAGCTCTACATATTCTTTGTTAACGTCAACAAGTTTATTGTTAATATCAACAAGAGCAATCTTCATTTGCTCGATTTGATACTGAAGCTCACCAGCTTTAGTACACAAATCAATGTAGTCTTTCTTCAGTTGTTCCTCTGATCTCATTAGTTTTACTCCTTTTGCCTTAAGTGCTCTGCGTTGTTTTCTATTCAACTTCATATATGTATTATACCAAATTAGACTTAAAAAGTCAATAAGTATTACGCCGCTTACATAATATATATAATAATTGTGGCGTATTACTAAGTTACATATGTAGTTATTATACCAGTATTTTTTAGCTTGTCAAGTACTATTTTATAAGTAGTTGATATTATTACGATCAAAATTCTTGACAAATAATTCTTGTTTTTGTAAAAACGTTATGTTAATATACAAACATAACAGGAGGTACTATGGAATTAAATATTGGCAGATTGATTGATTGGGATGGCGAAGAAGGTCTTATCGAGGACGAACAAGGTGACGTTATACGCGTTACTTTCGAAGACTTCAATCCACATGACCTAAAACATGTTGTAGTCGGTTCTACTGTTATTATTACAGAGAAAGGCTACTTAGAGCTTACTTCACAAAGCTTTTCGCATTACCTCGAAGAGCCTTTTGATGAATTAGCTTTTATGGATGATTCTGATGATTCTGAAGAAGATAGTTGACTTTTTGTTTTGTTTGAGGTATAATAGTATCTATGAAATTGACAAATAAGTTAAATCTTCCTCAGCCAATAGTTAAAGCCGTGTCTAACGATGGTTACAGCAGCGGCGATTGTGATATCTCTGTCACGTCGCTGCTGAAGCCACCTCAGATGCGAACACTTGAGCTTCGTCATGAAGATCAACTTACCGAAGATGTGTCTGATAGAATTTGGAGCTTACTCGGTCAAGTTGTACATGGTATTCTTGAAAGAGCTGAAGAGACAGCTATTGCTGAGCAAAGACTTGTAATCGAAGTAGAAGGCTGGAAAGTCAGCGGACAAATGGATAGATTTCTTTTGAAAGAAGGAATTCTACAAGATTATAAGTTTACTTCAGTATACAAAGTAAGAGACGGTGTTCCAGAAGAGTATGCTAAGCAATTAAATATCTATGCCCATATTCTTCGAAAACACGGTAAGACAGTAAACAAGTTGCAGATTGTAGCTATATTGCGTGATTGGTCTAAGAATCAATACATGCGTGAAGGAGATCCCTATCCGGCACATCAAGTAGTACTGCTAGACGTGCCGTTAATCCCTGATGAAGAGGTGGCAGCTTATGTGCGTGAGCGCGTGTTGGTGCACAAAGAGGCCGCCTCTCTTCCCTCTGATCAATTACCAGAATGTTCAGCGGAAGATCGATGGGCAAAACCTGATGTATGGGCTTTGATGAAGAAAGGGCAAAAGAAAGCCGTAAGACTTACTCAAAGCGAAGAGGCAGCTAAACTAGCATTAGAAGCTGCTGGGCCTAACCATAGCATCAAGTTTAGACCAGGAGAAAGCACACGTTGTAAGAGCTACTGTTCTGCAGCACCTTTCTGTGAGCAATATAAACGTATGAAGAAAGATGAGGATGAAGAATGAAAATTAAAACAGATGACTTGAGAATGTTAATGGATTATATGGAAAAAGAGCTAGTAGAAGAAGTGGACATCTCTGAAGTAGCAGCTAACTTTGCCATATACGCTACTTTTTCAGACATTGAGGGGCGTGAATGCGAAATCACACTATATGACTCTATTCGCGATATGCGTCCTGATTTGACTAAAAAAATGCAATTAAGAACACGAATTAAAAAAGGAGATACATAATGAGTGATGGTATGACAGAAGTATTTAGACATAAGAAGATTGTTAGAAAGAAAATTAACAAATATGTCACTTTATTCTTAGATAAGAATGATGACATTGTTATTATTGAAAACACATTAGGAGGACCTCAACTTACAAATCGAATTTATTTAAAGGTTAAAACTTTTAATAAGATCATAAAAGCTTTAAAAGGAATGACTAATGGATTTTAAACATGAAATTAAATTACATTTGTTTGGAGCTGCTTTACAGTCTATCATAACTAGAGAGGGCGGACTACTTGTAAAAACTCCTAGACAAATTGCTGAAGAAGCTATGAAGTATGCTGAAGCTTCTACTGATGTATGGTTTGCTAATTTAGCTTCAACAAAGGATAAAAATGATGAGCCCGCTTAAGTTAGGATTGATGGTATATGCACTTGTATTAGGATTTGTACTTGTAAGAGCATTATTAACTGCTATACATTACAAAATAGTAATATCTCTACTAAAAGAGGATATTAAGGATCTTATTAAACCAAAGGAGAACAAAGATGAGTAAATCAAACACATCTAGTGCTGGTGGCAATTGGGCTACACGCACAAAAACAGCAACTAAATCAGTACCTCTTTCAAAGAGCACTGGTGATCGTGGAGAACGCCGTACAGCGGTTGTAGAATCTTTCACGCCTAAGTCTTACAAGACTGGAAGTTTTGGCGTAGAAGTGAAATATTCTGTAGCTGGCTTGCAGCGTCCTGTGTACGAAAATATTGTCTTGACAAAGCTGTCTGACAATGGTACTATGGAACCTACGAAATATGGTGAAAGTAATCTTAAACGAAGACTTCAGGCATTCGGATTGGATAGCGAAGCTATTAACGCATTCCCGATTCCTAAGTCTCCTAAAGATGCTGGTAACGAAGCGTATGCACTTTCCGGCGCTCCCGTTGCCATTTACCTGGTAGACGAGGAATACCTTGGAAAGCCAACTAAGCGTGTTCGAGCGGTATTCCCTGCTGAAGGGTAACTTATAGCCGTGAATGTGAATCGGCTCGATAGCCGTGGTCCCGGGCTTATACGGGACATTTTACTTACATGAATTATAAAATTATAAAATCAGTAAGAGAATTAAACGAAGTACTTGTCGAATGGCAAGGTCTTCTAGCATGTGATATCGAGACACATCCAGGGCATATTTTAGGAATATCACTTGCACCGGAAAAAACAAAGAACGGCGTAGTAGCTGTTTACATACCATTAAAAGTTTATGACAAAGAGACGAATACGTTTATTGAGGCTTGCGATAAAGACTTGGCACATCATATTGGAAGTGTGTTATTGGATTATCGCTTGGTTGGTCATAATTTTACTTACGACAAAAGCCATATAGACAGGCAGTATAAAGTAGACACTCAATGGGCAGCAGATACCCGTATTATGTGGCACTTAGCGTCAGCACCAGCAGGTCCCAGGCCGTATGGGCTTAAAGATGCCCAAGTGGAGCTGCTGGGCTACGCAGAGAAAGGTAATACAGAGCTAATAGCTAATATAAAAGCAAATGGAGGTAAAGGAAAAGGCGAAGACATGCATTTAGCTGATTTAGAAGTATTAGCTAAATACGCCGCTTTAGATGCCCACTCCACTATTGAATTGTATAAGAAATTGTCACCATTTTTTGATACCAATGATTATTGGTGGATGTTAGAAAAAATGATGCAGTATAATATTTTGCTGCAGAAAAATACAGACCTTGGCGTAACAGTTGACGTTCAAGGGTTAGAAAAATCACATAATAGATTATTAAGGGTGAAAGAAGCTGCCAAGGTTAGATTCCAAAAGGAGCTAAAGAATGAAATTGCGTCCCTCGAAAAAGACTGGGCAGATCGTAGAATTGCCGAGTATAAACGAGAAAGTAACAAGGCTTGGTATGCTAATCATCCAGAAAAATGGGAAAGGTTTAACCTCAATTCTGACTCGCACAAAAGGGAATTGTTTTTTGAAAAGCTCGGCCATACTCCCACTAACTTCACTGAATCAGGCAAACCTAGTGTGGACGGGGACAGCATCAAACGAATCCCAAGTAATTTTGTGGAGGCTTACTTAAAATATGAAAAAGCTAACACCTTATCTACTAATTTCTCTGGACCTTATTTGTCAAGTTGTGGAGATGGTAGGCTCCATCCTGGTTTTAACATTTGCGGGACTGTGTCATATCGTCTCAGTGGTTTTAAGCCTTATCTTCTTAACGCCCCTTTTGATGAAAAAGTTATACTTAAAAACCTTAAATGTGATGAAGGCTATGTTGGGGTACACGCGGACTTATCGGCAATCGAACCAACAATTACGGCGCATTACAGTGAAGATCCCTCACTCCTCAAAGTCTTCAGGGACGGGTTAGGTGATATTTATCTTGACTTAGCTTTAGAGCTATTTAAGAATGACAAGGAATTGCACTATGGGTATAATCCTAATATACCAATCACAACGGAAGTTAAAGAGAGATTTGCTAAGCAGCGTAAAGTCGCTAAGGTTATTCAGCTTGCAGTACAGTATACAGGTACAAAACACACAGTGGCTAAAAACCTTACAAAAGAAGGCATACCGACTACTGTCGAACAAGCAGACGAATACGTAAAAGCTTATTGGCGTAAGTTTGACGCTGTCAAAAAGTTTAACTACCAATTACGGGAAGTTAATAGAGATCAAGGTTATCTTAGAAATGTAATAGGGAGGATAATACGTGTACCCGATCCGGAATATAAAGACTTATCTAACAGATTTATACAAAGTAGTGCGCACGACGTACTCGTACTATGGGTGCTTAGTATCTACCGGCGTTGCAAAGAGGAAGGCATTGAAATCAAGCCTATCCTACTTGACTGTCACGATAGTACCAGCAATCAAGTACCTAAAGAGCAAGCCAAAAGACTCAGAGAAATATATGGAGCCACCCTCAACGTTTTAAATCATGAGTTAGGCTTGTGTGTAAAAATTAAAGCAGAAGCAAAGACTTTTAATACCTTAGCAGGTTTAAAAAACGAAGAAGAATAATAATTGACATTATGATAAAGGTTTGTTATAATGTTTTAACAATGGAGAACAAATGAAAAGACGATCTGGAAAACAATTAATAATGGAATTAATCCCCTTAGTTCTGTTATCGATAATGTTAGGAATGTGTGTTAAATCTCGTGGTTCAGAAGTAATTATGTTATCTGAGGAAAACACAGTAGCTTTAAATATGCCTATTTTTGGGCCTACCGTAGCCACTGTGCAAGAGCAATTGTTAGAAAAAGACAAGAACCTGAGAAAAGGTAAGCCTATTTATCTTGTTTTGAATTCCCCTGGTGGAAGCATTCAAGATGGTCTTAACATGATTGAAGTGGCTAAAGGATTGGGACGTCCTGTCCATACTATCAGTCTTTTTAGCGCAAGTATGAGCTTTGTTACTAGCCAAAAGCTTAATGACAGGCTTGTTACAGACGCCACTATTATGATGAGCCATAGAGCATCCGTAGGAGGAATCGGCGGTAATATCCCAGGTTCATTTCTTACATTTGCTAACTTCCTAGCTAAGTATCTTTCCGATATTAACAAAGGAATTGCGCAAAGATCCGGTATGACTTTGGAAGCTTATGAAAAGCTTGTAGCTGATGAATTATGGATGAATGGTGATGAAGCTATCCGACTTAAGTTTGCTGACCGTAAAGTTAACTTAAAATGTGATAAATCTTTGTCAGGGTACGGTCCTGTTCAAGAGCTTAGTCTTGGATTCTTTTCTGTAAAGTTGCAATTTCACAAATGCCCTATGATCACTGCTCCTAAGTTTGCCGGTGGAGATCAGTACATAGCTAATTTGTTAGCAAACGACAAAATTGAATTCATTAACCGTTATAAACATTTACTTCAGTAAGGAGGAATCGTGTGGACTACATCTATAGTCTTTACTCTGCTACCGCTAATTATGGCTCTAGCCCTCATTTTCTGGTACTCAGTGAGATTAACAGCGAAGGGTTTTGCTCTCTCTACCAGGTTACGAAGGGAACCGCAGAGGCGATTGAGCAGGCAGGAACTACTAAGGGATTTAAAGGTGTTGTATGGTCAGAAAGGCTCTGGCTCGACTTCGACAACGAAGACGCCGCCCGAAGGGCCTCTAGCAAGTTGAAAGGAATGGGATACGATTATGTATGTTATACGACTGGTAATAGGGGTTTGCATTATGGCATTCTTCGCCATAATAAACCTAGCCATCTTTTGCCTGCACTCGATAAAGCTTGGGTTAAAGCGAATTTCCCAGAAGCAGACATCTCGATCTACACCCATTTACATCCGTTCAGAATACCGGGAACCCGACACGAAAAAACTGGAAGAAGAAAGGAACTCATCTCTGCTAGCCCTGGAATACCTCTCGTGCTTCCCCCACTTAAAAAAGAAGAGATGCAAATTAGTTCACCTGGACAAATCGAAGGAAAGAGCATATTTGATTGTTTTCATGTGATGGCAAACACTGTACCAATTACTAGTGGACAAAGACATGAGACTATGGTAAGATTGCTGTATGCTCTTAAAAACGATGCAGGCGTACCAATGGACATAGCAATGTGGTGGACAGCAGAGTGGAACAAGATGCTGAGTGAACCGAAGGAAGAGCATGAAATCGAAAAAGCCGTACGATCAATATACGAAAGATGAAATTGATAAATATCGATTTCAGTTTATAAAAAACACTCTACGACGAGCCAGCTATAGATGGCCTTGGCGAAGCGTAGCGACTAAACGAGCATGGCTCGAATGGGGAAAGTACCAATGCGAAAAATGCAAAAAAGTAGTCCCGGCAAAAGAAAAGCAACTAGACCACACTCTGCCCGTAGTGGACATAAAAAAGGGATTCGAAGGTTGGGACAAGTACTGCGAGAGACTGTTCACCGACTCCTCGGGCTTCAAGGTCCTATGTTTAGAGTGCCACGAAAGCAAGACAAAAAGGGAAAACACATTACGAAGGAAGTATAAAAATGAGTAAAGTATTAGTCATAGCTGATACGCAAGCACCTTTTATACATCAAGATTATCTTAAGTTTTTAAAGGCAGTACAGAAAAAGTATAGTACTACAATTACTATACACGTAGGTGATTTAGTTGATCATCACGCTTTAGGCGATTGGGATCACGATCCAGATGGGTTTAGTGCCGGTCAAGAGCTTAAAGAAGCTATTAAACAACTTACACCTTTCTATAAAGCATTTCCCAAGATGCTTGTATGTAAAGGTAATCATGACGAGCGTATCTTTAGACGAGCCATGAAGTATGGAATCCCTCGGGCGTATTTAAGAGAATACAGAGATTTTCTCAAGGCTCCAAAAGGGTGGAAATGGCTTGATAAGGTAGAAGTAGACAATGTAGTGTATAAGCATGGTCTTGGGTACTCAGGTGTCCAGGGAGCTATAAACGCCGCTAAGGACGAGCTTAAATCGTGCGTTATAGGTCATTTACACGCTGATGCTGGTGTGTTGTTCTGGGCCAATTCCCAAGTGCTATTATTCGGTATGAATGTAGGCTCAGGAATTGATAAAGATGCTTATGCTTTTGAGTATGGAAAGCACATGCGTAAAAAGCCCATCCTAAGCTGCGGAGTTGTTATTGATGGCAATCCCGTGCTTGTCGTAATGCATCTTAACAAAAGAGGACGTTGGACGGGTAAGTTATGAAATGGCTAACTGAACTAAAGCTAACACTCACTCAATGGATAGTTGTATCTTTATCTATAATTGTGGGCGTATTACTAGTAGTTTTTGATCTTAAAAACAAAGAACTACGTGCAGCTAAAGTTAAGTTAGCAGAGAAAGAGCTTGACATAGCTATAGCTAAAGATTCAGCTAAAATTAAACAAAAGAAGAAAAAGCTAAAAGAAGCTAAAAATAAATTGAAGGAGGTAATGTGAAAGTGAAATACCATAAAAGTCTACCTATAGTTGTTATTGAAGCAATTGATCATTGCATGGACACTCCTCGCAATTTGAGAGAAGATGTGATGAAATTTCACGTTACAGGCATTTTGTTTGCTGAGACTAAGGATGCTTGGTATTTAGCAAGCTGGTTATTTATGAAAGACATCAATGATGCCAATAATGAAGGCTTTATGATTGTCAAAACTCCTGGTGCTAAATTAACCGTATTAGGGCATGTAAATAATGAATAAACTAATAATTACATTATGCTTAGTATCCCAGCTAGCTTTAGCTGAATCTAAAGAATGTAAAGATTATGTTAAAGCTTGCGAAGAGACTGTAGCAGCTCAAGATAAAGCTATTGACAATTTAAAAAAATCTGTTAAGATACTTAAAGAAGAGTTGGAACAGGCCGAAAACAAAACTCCTAGTTGGGTAGTGCTTGTAGGAGGGATAGCAATCGGCGTAATACTAAACTCTACTATAAGGAGATAACATGCTTAGATACTTTATTGTTTTAGCGCTATTCTTAGCCAATGTTGGATGCGGAAGAAGCGTATGGCCTGCTCACATTAAGTTTAATTCTAATACAATGAGCCCTGATGTAACTTTTGTTCTTACTCAGTATGTAAAAGACTTAAATAAACTAATGGATCAAAAGGTGTTAAAGTTTGATTCAGACACCGATCCTGATTCTCTTAGGTCTTACACTATCTTTGTAAAACTAGCTTTAGAAGATGTAGAGGGTAATAAAGCTGGTATAGCTGAGGTAGGTCCTTATGATTGTTTTATTACAATCTATCCTTTAGCTTATAGGTCTGATATTGTTAAGACTGTGTTATGGCACGAAATTGGCCATTGTGTTGGGTTAAGGCATATTGACGTGGGAAGAGAGATTATGTCCCCTGGTGTGGGACATTTTAGCTCTTATCCTGAGCAAAAGATTAGAAATTTCCGAAATGAATTCTTATTAATGTTTAGACTTCTTCAATAAGGTGATCTAAATGACTGATTCAAAGAATAAGTATTGTTGCGCAGGAAAGACTAACTTATACGAAATGTGCGCTTACTGTTATAACTCTTTCTTTGCCGATCCTGATGCCTTTGTGCCTCAAGATGAGTACGATTCTTACCATGATGCTGGTATATTTACGCCACCTGTATGCGAATGTGGTAGCGAAGCTGCAGGAGGAACTACTCATAGTCACTGGTGTCCCAAGAGCCCTTCATGAGGATTATAGGTGCTAAAAACAAACAAGACCTCACTCGTGGGGATGAGGAAGCTTTAATAAGAGCTGTGTACGAAAGCACGTCTTTGCATAACATAAAGAATATAAGGTTTATCAGGTCTATACTTGAAAACCTGTTTATCTTTAGAGAGGATCAATATGACCTGTTAATGCGGCGTATTAAGAAGGAATTCGATAAAGGGAGGATAAGTGAAGATTAACTGTAAAGAATGCAAGGAGGAGACAGAACATGTGGACCAAGGTAGCGATATTCGTCCTGACCGTAGGTTTTATTGTACAGTGTGTAGGAACACCAACCCAAAACCATTGCCCAAAGACGAGGATAACAAACAGGACAAAAAGGTGGACCGAAAACGATCAAAAGGTCTTAGAAAAAGCTAAGATTAGATGCAAGGAGATTTATAACGACGCTCCTTGTTTAAAAAGATTTGAAAAGTTAGAAGAGTTGAGGTATACTGCTAGGTGTGGAGTGACAAATGACTGAAATTATATTTATTTGGCCTGGGGTTTTTCAGGTTTGGCAAGACGATGTCCTAATCTACGAAGGAACCTCTTATAAAATGGCTCAACTAGCCACAGTACCGTTCTAAACAGGAAATACTTAAACATCATTACAGAACATGGCCTTTTCAGCGGCTCGGCGCTTGACTAGGCCATTTAGCTTTTGACCTCCGGCATACACCCACTTATCAAACTCATGGGAAGCAGCATTCTTCTTACCTTCCCTTAAAAGCTTATACATAGTGCTCTTTTTAAAGGCTCCTATGCCTATATTGTATATAAAACATACAAGGGCATCAAATTCATACTGCTTTAGCTTGTTTTCAAATAGATTGGTAAGCTCTAAGCCTATATCTAGGACGTGGGCCATTAATAGGTAATCGGCTGTCCTTTGCGTTATAGTGAGCCCAAATTGAATGCCTTTGCCTGTGGTACCCCATCCTATGGTCCATACCCCAGCAGAGTCCTGGTAAGCTTTTAAACGGCAAGATTCAAACCTTTTAATTAGGTCTATAGCCCTTTCGGAAGGAATCATTTTTTATCTGATTGATTGAGCTTGTCTATGAGCAAGTGAATTATGGACATGCCAGAGATACGCTCAATATTCTCCATTACACTTTTAAGCTCGGTAAGTCCTATAAAACCGGCTAAAACTTTGACAATAGGAACCGCATCTCCTGTCATATATTGCTCGGTAAGGAACCCTAGCATAATGACGGCCTCATACACAGTCGTTTTAATGATTGTGCGCTTAAGTCCCGAAGAGGTGATCCTCTTCTTCTCCTTTCTAGCCGCCATTATGCCTGAAATCAAATCCACCACAGTAAGCACCATTACGGTGATTAGTGTAGCCTTAATGGGCATAAACACCATTGCTATAGAAGCTAAGAATGCTGTAAACTTTTGCATTAGGAAAATGTTACCGTCTCAGAAGAAGTTGAAGTGGCTGTAATAGTGTATATCTTATAGCCAGGTACAGATGTGCTCACTGAGCTTGTCACACCTGCTGAGAAAGTAGCTGTACGTGTATCGGGAATTTTTAGTATAATTACGCCCGAGCCACCATTAGATCCCATAGAGTTATAGCCACCGCCTCCACCGCCTCCGGTGTTAGCAGTGCCTGCTGTATTGCTAGCTCCTGAAGCATTTCGTCCGTTACCGCCTCCACCTGTGCCACCTGTTCCACCTGCGCTGGCTCCCCCGCCTCCTCCACCGCCTGCATAATAAACAGCAGAACCTGTGATAGAGCTTTGACTACCAATACCGCCATTTCCTCCGCTATTACCTGCTCCATTGCCTCCAACTGCACCAGCACCGCCACCGCCACCTGCTGCTGTAGCTCCGTTAACAGCTAAACCTCCGTTATTACCTTGGGAAGGAGTACCACTGCCTGGTGTACCTGAAGCGTAAGAACCGCCATCTTCTGTTCCGGCACCGCCGCCACTTCCACCTGATCTACCGTCTTTGTTAGCAGTGCTAAAAGCTCCACCACCCCCGCCACCTGCGGAAGTGATTAGGTCAAATACAGAATTTCCACCGTTAGTGCCTTTGTTTGAGGCAGCTCCACCTGTACCGCCTGCTCCAACGGTTACAGTATAAGGTATGTTTAGACTGACTGTATAATCTACATCAGTCCTAAATCCACCAGCTCCCCCTCCACCAAAGTCACCTCCACCGCCGCCTCCGGCGACGACAAGGTAATCTAGCTTTAGGCCAGCTTCAATCTTTCTAGCAGCTATAAGCCTTAGAAGATTCATATTAGTATCCTAGGGCGTAAGTACCGTAATAGCTTGTACCATCATAAAATAGATTTATAATATCTATCTTACCAGTAGTATTAGAAAGGGTAGGAGCCCCCGCTGCACCCCATTTTACGCTTACTGGGAACGTAATAGTTCCAGGAGTAGCGCCCTGTACAATTTTGAGCAAATATGCTCCACCGGTGACAGGATTAGAGAGGGTGAGGACAAGAGGGCCTGCTGCATTAATAGTAACTTGTTGGACAGGTCCGTTTGCAAAGTCTAAAGTAAAGTTGGCAGCTTTTGTGCCAGCATCGTATAATTGCGGAGTAAGGTTATAGTTTTGTGTGGGAAATCCGCTTAGAGTTCCGGTAAGAGCATCGTATACAGAGTTTTGTGTAGGTGCTCTGTTGATAATACCGTTATTTATTTGGTCTTGGGGTTTGATAAATGACATAAAATTCTTTAATTATAAGGGATTGCTCCCCGTGGTGCGCGGCCACAGGGAGCTTCCCAGGTATTAGATGATGAACCAATTTGTTCCGTTAGAATAAATCATTACTGATTCATAAGGAACTACGATTAAGTAAGAGGCTTCTCCATCAATAAATTGTCCAGCTGGTGGAACAATCGCTATTGGGTTAGAAGAGCTTGCTTGACCGGATTCATCTTTGACGATGAACATGCGTCCAGAAGCCATAGTTACAGCGGATGGTAACGAGATGGTTTTTCCACCAGTTACCGAAGTTACGCCTACGATATGGTTCTGTATTGCTATTGTCATGCCAGAAGAAGTACCCTGATAAGGGACTCTTTGACTTCGACCAAATATGATACCCAAAGCTGGGTTACCATTGATCATAGTCTGACCGCCTGCAGTAAACGCCATTGAAGACGAGAACGCAACGGGACCAGTCATAGAAGAGGTACCATCTAGCTTTAATCGAGCATTATCAGCAGCATCAATGTAAGACTTTGCAGCGCTTACGCTCATTGCTTGATCTGTTTGAGATCCAGCACTTGAGTTAACTACTGCAGCTGTCTTTGCACGAGCATCTGTGAAGAACAGTTTTGAACCTTCAGCAAGATCTGTACTTGACTTTCCAGAGAAAGCAGTATTAAATCTAGCTTGAGTGTAATACAGATTTGTTCCTTCAGCTAAATTGGTAGTCGTTTTGCTTGCAAAAAGACCATCAATATTGCTTTGAAGTGTAGAATCTGCAGACTGTAGCAAGGACACTTTGCCATCTACATACGATTTAGTAGTAGGATCGGCTTCCAATACATCCAAACGTCCATCCAACGCATTATCTGCGCTGTTTACGTACGCTTTAGTGACTGGATCGACTTCTAATACGTCTAATCGTAAGTCAAGAGCACTGTCACCAGCTTGGCGATCAGATACTTCTTGTGCTAATGCAGCATTGTTACTTGTAACATAGCCAGCAAATGCACTGTCATTAGAGGTGTCAACACTGTTAATTAAACTGACGATTTCGGCGAAAGAATCCTTATCGGCTTCAGAAGCAGATAGGATTGCGTCGATTCGACCTTTTTCAGTGTTTACTTGTCCTTGTAGATCAGATACTTCACCATCAACATAAGTTTTAGAGACAGGATCTAACTCAAGAACATCCAAACGCCCGTCAAGAGCGGATTGGATACCATCTACATATGCCTTGGTAGTAGGATCTTGTTCGAGCACATCGAGGCGTCCGTCTAACAGCCCTTCAGCTGCCATCGCACGTGACTCTTCTGCTTCGATCATTCCTTCTACACTTTGAATTGCAGATTGACGATCAGAGATTTCTTGTGTAATTTGTCCTTGAAGTCCGCTTACTTCTCCATCCACATAGGATTTTGTAGTAGGGTCTTGCTCAAGGATGTCAAGTCGGCCATCAAGAAGACCTTCTGCAGCCATAGCGCGTACTTCTTCAGCACTAACTGCGCTTTGTCTGTCAGAAATTTCCTGAGTTATTTGTCCTTGGAGATCTAAAACTTCCGCATCAACGTATGCTTTAGTCGTAGGATCTTGTTCCAGAACGTCTAAGCGTCCATCGAGCAAGCCTTCTGCGGCCATAGCGCGTGATTCCTCACCGCTAACTGCAGATTGTCTGTCAAGGATTTCTTGGCTGATTTGGCCTTGTAAATCGCTCACTTCGCCATCTACGTAGGTCTTGGACACTGGGTCCAATTCCAAAACGTCGATTCTAACGTCAAGAGCTGAGATTTCTCCGTCTACATAAGCTTTAGTAGTCTCGTCTTGCTCTAAGATGTCCAATCTGGAATCTAAAGAAGACTGTACTCCATCAACGTATGTCTTTGTGACAGGATCAGCTTCTAAATCGCTGATTCTGCTACTTAAAGCAGAGTCGGCGCTTTGACGTGCAAGCTCTTCTGCAGTTACAGCAGAAATTCTAGCACTAGCTTCACCGCTTACGGATGAATCTACATAAGATTTAGTGACAGGGTCAGCTTCAAGTACGTCGATGCGAGCATCAAGCGCACTTACAGCAGACTGTCGATCAGCAATTTCCTGATCAACTTTGTCGTCCATTGCTCCGATTTGGTTTGCAATGGTAGCAGCAAAGTTAGCATCTCCACCTAAAGCATCAGACAGCTCTTTCAAGGTGTCTAATACCGCAGGAGCAGAGTTTACTAACGCTGCAATCCGTTGATCTGCGTAGTCCATTGCATCTTGCTTGGCCTTACTGATAGATCCGACTCCGGATCCTTCAATAACGTCTAAGCGCAATTGCATTGCACTGTCAGCAGACTGACGGGAAGACTGTTCACTGCTGATGCTTAAGCTCAGAGAGTTAAGATCAGACTGAACAGCTCCTTTGGCTCTTTGTGATGTAAAGAAAAGTTGGCTAGAGCCTTCAACCAACTTATCTGTATTTCTAATAAATGCCATTTAGGCTATTCCTTAAATAATATACCAAGCACCCACGCCATCACTAACCACAGTGATAGCTTCGTAGTTGACTACGAGGGTGTACCCCAAGGCAGCGCCATCTAACTGTTCACTACCTGAAGGGGCTATAGTGATATTTCTAACACTGCAATTGCCACCTTCATCTTTAATAACAAATACTTTTCCATTGCCAGCTTCAGCAGCTAATGGAAGAGTGATAGTGATTGCACCGCCTGGGACGGAAGAATCCACTCCGATATAGTAATCGGAAGGCGTAGGCGAGTACGATCCCGTCACTTCGATGCGGTTGATAATAGACGATCCAGGTCCATTCTGTGCAGCGTATCGTACAATCGTACCCATGTTATTCTCCTAGACGTTTGTATGTAAAGAATACATCAGCTACACCAGTACCGCTGGTGCGTGTGTATTTAAGTTTAAGATGAGGCAAGGAACTACCGTACAAGTCCACTACGATAGGACTTGTAAACGTTGGGATTGCAATAGACAATCCTGCTGTTCCGTTGATGCTCAAATAAAGGGGAGTGTAGTTGATTCCGTCAACGCTTCCCATTACTTCGAGCGTACCTACAGGCGAACCTGTATAGTTTAATTGGATTCCGACCACATCAGCCTGCAAAGAAGACGGACAGTTTATTTCAAAACTGGCTCCCATGCTCTGACTGGAAGAAATCTGTGCTGGTTTTAGTACAAATTTACCCATTTTTTATTTTCCCTTTTTTTGTTCCCTGAGTTGTTCAGGGGTAGAATAGATGTTTGGTAGTTTACTAGCTTTTAACGAGCTAGGAGCGCTTTTAGGAGCCTGCGGAGCTTGAGGCACTGGTTGGTATAGGCTTTGGTTACTCATGATGTTATTGGGCGCTATAGAGCGTTCCAGAGGCTGTCCTAAAAATAAGCTGAGACCTAATCGGGTCTGATAAGGTATTGTTACCTTCTTGTGCGTAGCGTCAATAAGCTTTTCCATAATTTGCTCTTTCATGCTGTCATATAACGCCGGATAAATTGTTGAAATTGTTTTAATATCATCAGGAGTGATGGTGCCATCTTTAACATGTTTAATTACCATCAAAGGTTGTTCTGCGATAGCTAAAGCTCTATTATATTTAGCTATTTCTACATCTGAAGGCTGTCTAGCAGGCTCAAGAGGACCTTGTTGAGCTGTATCAGGCTTGATTGAGGCTAAATAAGACATTGCTCTAGCTGATGTAGCTCCTAAATATGCAGCATGGTCAGGTAAATAGTGACCTAAGTCACCAGAAATGTTCTCTAATCCAGTAGGATCTACCTGAGCAGCTGACACTGCCCTGTCTAAAAGCTGTAAACTCTTAGCTGTAGGTGCTGAAATTACTTCTACCGCCGATACTAAGGGCTTAAAGATAGAAGAGATAGCCTTTTGTTGCTTAGCTGCACCTCTATAGGCTGAATTGGCAGCTTCAAACATAGATTTAAAGCCTGCACCGGATGCTTCTGCTCCACTTGCTATGTATTTAAGCATAGAAAGCCTAAAAGCATCAGAAGCTTCCTTACCTACTATGCCTATAGCAGCTCCGGTAGCGGCTCCACCGATTCCACCAATACCTAAGCTACCTAATATCGCACCCATTCCACCGGGTACTTTTGACAGAATAGAATCTAAAACAGCATCTTCTTTGGTTTTGCCAATTCTTTCAAATAATTGCCCTAAAGCTCTTAAACGCTCAGCTCCTTCTTTGCCAAAGACAAATTCACGGGTCTCAGGCGTCATACTATCAATTTCTCTTATAACATTTTTAAGATCCATTACCCCATTCTTTGTAGGAATGCTTATTTGATCTAAATGTGCTTTTCTAACAGAATTAGCTAGTTCAGGAAAGTCTTTTTGCAATACATTAAATAATTCTGCTTTCTTTTCAGATGTCAATCCTTTTAACACTTTTTCAGCATTGCTTGGATCTGCAATCTTTTCTATAAAATCTTCAGCATCCCCAAACCGTTTAATGCCTACAGCTTCTCCTAACTTACCTAGTTTTTCCCTAAGCATCCTAGAAGCAGCTGTAGCATTTTTATATTGAGCGCTAAACTGAGGAGCTACAATATCAATTACTTCTTTTTGAGCAAGCTCTTCGTTACGCTTTAAAACGCCATACACCATATCGGCGATATCACTATGGCCTTTTTTGTATAAATCTTTTCCAGTTTGAGTAATGTAGCTTTTTAACTGATCAAAGTTTTTTAAGTTTTGTAAATCGACAGCAATCTCATTAACAAGGGCCATCTTTCCTGTACTAGGCTTTATGTGTAAATTAAACTTAACGGCCTCATCTGCTAACTCATTTCCAACTTTAGCACCAAAAGTGGCAGGTAAGGGTGAGTCTTTTAATACAGGACTTATAGGAGCATACAAATCATCAACAATTTTCTTACCTTCGGAAGCAATACCAGACACCGCGTCCTGTAAAGACTTACCTATTTCGCTTCTAACGGCTTCTTTTCCTACATCTTTTTCAGTCTTACCTAAAGCAGCTAATACGTTATCTTTTAATGTATCTCTAAACTCATCTACAGACTTTCTTACTTTTCTGCCTGCTACTGTCTCAGCTTTACCTAGTCTTTCAGCTTCAGCACGTAATACACTTTCACCTGTTAAACCAGCCTTCACTTCAGGAGAAATTTCCACACCAGCTTTAGCGGCTAATTCATCTACATCGCCTACGCTAGGTACTCCTTCAGCTTTAGACTTAAGTGCTGATATAAGCTTACCAGCTGTACTTTCTTTTGTAGCCTTCCATAAAGGCTGTACAACAAATCTATTAGCTCCTGAGCCAACTATACCAAACCCAGCACCTGTCACACCAGCTAACCCTACATCAATCAAAGACTGACCTACAGATTTTTCTGGCTCAAGAGCAAAATGTTTAGATACTTCATCGCCTGATTGAATTAAAGCAGCTTGAGCAAATTCCCTAGACCCTGCCTGCAAAGCTTGGCGTGTAAAAGATCCTTCAGCTGCTCCGATAGCTTTAGCTGCTGCTGTACCAAATCTAGTAAAAGATGAACCTAATATCTCTAATCCTTTAGCCACACCTGTCTCAGGAGCAGCTACTACGGCTCCCACAAGCCCTGCTACTTTACCTGCAGCGGCTAAACCTGGATTTGTAGCATCTTGTTCCCGTACTTCTTGAGGATTAAGCATGCCTGTCTTTACGCCAATAATATCTGACACACCCAACGTAGCGGAGCTTAAAGCATTTCTAGCAAACGTTTTAGTTTGTTGTTCTGTGGAAGAATACTTAGCATACTTAAGCATGTCTTCCAAATCTGCAGTCTCAGGCTCCCTAAAGCCTTGCATCAAAGCATCTTGCAGTTTGTTAGGAGCAATAGCTTGTATATTCCCTTTCGAATCTATAAGAGGAATAGAATGCGTACCGCTAGCTATACCTGCATCCGCAGCTTCTTGCGTAAGGTCTTCGGCTACCTTTGTAGAATTATTAAAAACAACTGGCATAATTATTTCTTAGTTGTAGGAACGCTTTCGCCAATTACAGGCATAGGTAAATTTAACCCAACACCTTTAAGTTTAGTTGTATATCTTTTAAAGTCTTGCATTTTAGATCGTATCATAATATCGATCTTTTTGTCAAGAGCTTCTTTTGTAGTTAGGGGTCCGCTTAGCAGAGGCTCTACGAAGTTTTTAAACTCTTGGTCGGACATACGGGTTTCACCTGTCACTGCTTTTACGATAGGAGCAAGGGCTACTTTATAAGTGTTTAAAAGCTCAAGGCGTTGTATAGGATTTTTATAAGCACTAAGCTGACTGAGCACATGCTGATCGGACATAATTTCTTTAAAATCGCTTATGCCCTGCATAGCAGCTTGATAGTCTGTATAAGCATCTTTAGTGTCTGCTTTAGCTTTGTCAGGTAAGTTGCGTCTATCGATGTATGAATAAATCTGCTCATCAGATGGTCTCTCTGCGGTAGGAGCCTGTGTCATTTGTGACAACTGTCTATCTGCAGCTAACTGAGCTTGTTGATTTTGATACTGTTCTTTCTTTGATTCTAATTGAGCTTGAAATAACTTGTTCTGCTCAGAGGCTTGTGCTGACTTAGACTGGGCAGCTAATTGGTTAGCCTTAAGCTGAACTAAAGACATAATCTGTGCTTTAGTAGCTGCCTCTGCTTGTTCTACGTCACCATACATTTTGTAGTAGGCTGTAAGTAGGTTATTCTTTTTATTTAAATCTAGCTTTTGAGATTCTACGTCTCTGTCAATTGCTGATTCAAGAGCTTTATAAGCTAAGTTAGGTCCTCCGGTCATTCCTGCGCCGATACCTCCAAGTATAAGGCCAAGCGTAGTGGAGATTTTACCAACTGTACCCATGTTAGCCATGTAACGTCCAGGGTCAATTTCATTGTTCATGATTGACTGGTTTACTTGATCCATCATTTTCTGTAAACGTTGTTTTTCGGAAGAAGCTTTTGCGGCTAAGTTTTGTATATCAGTAGCTGCTGTTTGATACACTTGAGCTTCTTTGGATGCCTCTTGTTCTTGGATAGACTTAACTTTTTCACCAGTCTCAGCAGTAACTTTCATTTCCTTTTCAAACGCGCTTTCTGGAGCTTGTACTGCTTCTGACTGCACTGCTGCAGGAGCTTTTGATACGTACTTAGAGGTATCATATCTTGTAGGACCTTGGGGTGCTTTAGGCTCTAATGCTTGAAACATGCCGGGAGGCTGATACTCAGCAGGCTCAGATAGCCCTGCCATGCCTTGCTGTACAAATTGCATACGGTCAGGTTCAGGTATTACTTCTTCTTCTTGAGACTGTTCAACGGGAGCAGGTACTTGTCCACCTTTAGCCATTTTCTTTCTTAGCTTTTCCATAGGAGACTCTTCCATAGGAATCTCGCGCATTTCTTTTTTAAGGCTGGCTGGAATGTTAGAATTGGAGATATGAATTAAATGACCATCTGGATGTTCAAAAATGGTGTGAGATCCAGTAGCTCCAACTTTTTTGAAATCTTTTAGATTCATTTCTTTTTACCTTTGCTTTTGC